ATTCCTTTGCTTTCTGGGTCATACCCTTCCAGCTAGACCAATCACTGCCGCCATCGGTCATATAATACGTTATCTCTGCGTTTGTTACTGGGTCGAATAACTCTTTGTTACTCTTTAGGTCGAATTTCTCAAGTCTTTCAGGACCAAGATTTCCGATCATGTTTATCTGGAATACTCCGTAAGAACTATCTCCAGTTTTCTTATCCCCGCTATATGCAAGCGGTCTTCCGTTAGATTCACGCTTTGCTATTGACCAAGCTTTTTTAAGGCTTGACCCTTCGAATCCTACAGTCTTAAGAAGCAATAGCAACTCTTCGTCTGTAAGCATCTCAGATGGCTTGTAAATCTCTTTACTAAAACTATCTAAGACTTCTTGCTTTAATTGGGCTTCAGTTTTCACTAAAGGTTTTACTACTAAGGCATTTGCAGGCTGTACAGGAAACAAAAATAATGTTATCATTACTATTGTGACTATGTTATGAGCCAAATCACTTACCTGTTGTTTTATTTTCTCCATTGGCATTTCCTCCTCTAGAGATAACGAACTATAATCATAACATTAATTTAGTAACCCTGTCAAGCCAGTCGACCAGAAAGAAAACATGAATATATCTTATTATACAATTAAAGCTGGACTTAATCCTGCAGTCGGTTTTGGCTATGCGGGAAAAAATATAGTTAAATCTTTAAATAACCTTGGTCATTTTGTTACATACGCTGACCCTAAAGCAGATATACAAATTAATTTTACACAGCCTCAACATTTTAAAATGCATAGGAAGCAGTATCAGATAGGATACACTCCGTGGGAATCTACTTCAATGCGCCCAGACTGGGTTGAAAGATTTAATCATTGCGACGAGGTTTGGACTACATCAGATTGGTGTGCTAAAGTATTTAAAGATAATGGAATAACAAAACCAATATACGTTTATCCTCACGGCATTGAAGATTTTTGGGTTCCAAAGCGTAGAGTAGTTAATGAAGGCCAGCCAATAAAATTTTTGCACATAGGCGAGCCATCACCAAGAAAAGACGGGCAGTTAGTAGTAGATACTTTTGCTAAGATATTTGGAAATAATCCAGACTATCAACTTACATTAAAGTGTCATAACTCAAATACTACTAGAATGTATAATAAAAATAATGAATTCGTAACACCAGATACAATATATTCAAATATCAAAATAATAACTGATGAATATCCAGAAGAACAGCTTTTAAGCTTATATCATAGTCATCATGTACTTTTATATCCTACTTGGGGTGAAGGATTTGGCTTTATTCCTCTTCAAGGCCTTGCAACAGGAATGCCAGTAATATCAACATATGACTGGTGTCACTATGAAAAATATTTAGGCCCATTAAAATTGAAATCTAAACTTACAGATGAGACTTTGCCAAAATCAGTTGGCGATGATTACATAGGAAAAATGTTTAAGCCAGATGCAAAGCATTTAGAAGATCAAATGTATGAAGCAGTAATTAACTTCAAAGCATATTCAGGATATTATTATGCACAAGCAAACAATATTCATAAAGAGTACAACTGGGACCAGTTGACTAAGAATGCATTTGATCATTTAGTTAAAAAATTCTCTTAACCCCTTCCCCTTTAAATGCTTCTTTGGTAGAATAGGATCTTCACTCAAAAAATTAAACCGCAAGGCGGAGAAACAGGTATTATAAATGTCAAAGACTATTGCTAACCCATATGAAAACTTTATTGCGCTATCTCGATATGCAAGATGGATTCCAGAAGAGAATAGACGTGAAACATGGGGAGAAACAGTAGATCGCTATTTTGCGTTTATGCTAAACCATTTAAAACAAAATCATAATTATATTCCAGATGAAAAGCTTGTAGCGGAATTAAAAGACGGTGTATTTCAAAGAAATGTCATGCCGTCTATGCGCTCCGTTATGACATCTGGAGCAGCATTAGAAAGAGATAACGTTGCAGGATATAATTGCTCATTTGTCCCAGTAGATAGCCCAAGATCATTTGATGAAACAATGTATATTCTTATGTGTGGTACAGGAGTTGGATTCTCCGTTGAATACAAGTACGTTAATAAACTTCCTGCCGTCCCAGATTCTTTTGAGAAGTCAGACACAGTCATTGTTGTAGAGGATTCAAAGCAGGGTTGGGCAAAGGCTTATCGTGAACTACTAGCACTCCTTTGGACTGGACACATTCCAGCAATTGATGTTAGCAAAGTTCGTCCAGCTGGTGCACGTTTAAAGACAATGGGTGGACGCTCATCAGGACCACAACCATTAATCAATTTGTTTGATTTTACAATTGCAAAGTTTAAAAATGCAGCAGGCCGTCAACTAAAACCAATTGAAGCACATGACATCATGTGTAAAATAGGTGAAGTTGTTGTTGTAGGAGGAGTTCGTCGTTCAGCAATGATTTCTCTTTCTAATATTAATGATATTGAGATGGCAGCAGCAAAGTCAGGCAACTGGTGGGAAAATAATACACAACGTGCATTATCAAATAACTCTGTTGCGTATTCACGCAAGCCAGAGATGGAACAGTTTATTGCAGAATGGAAATCTTTGTATGATTCAAAATCAGGAGAACGAGGCATATACAATGTGGCCGCAGCTCAAGCCCAAGCAGCCAAGTATGGAAGAAGAGATCCAGATGTACACTATGGAACTAACCCTTGCTCAGAGATTATCTTACGTCCTTACCAGTTTTGTAATCTTTCAGAAGTCGTACTTCGTGAAAAAGATACAGTTGAAGAGGTTGCAAATAAAGTACGCCTTGCAACAATTCTTGGCACGTGGCAATCAACATTAACAGATTTCAAGTATCTTCGTAAAATTTGGAAAGACAACACAGAAGAAGAGCGCCTACTTGGAGTTTCTTTAACAGGACAATTCGGACACAAATTCTTTTCAGGAAAAGAAAATATTAAAAAGCTAGAAGATACTTTAAGCGGTCTTCGTGAATATGCAAGAGAAACAAATAAAGAAGAGGCTGGGAAAATTGGGATTCCTGAGTCTGCAGCTATTACATGCGTAAAGCCTTCTGGAACAGTGTCTCAATTGGTCGGGGTATCTTCAGGAATGCATCCATGGCATTCACCATATTATATTCGTACAGTACGTGGCTCAAAGGGAGATCCAATCTCTACATTTTTAAAGGAAGTTGGAATTCCAGTAGAAGATGATGTAATGAAGCCAAACGATACATACGTGTTTTCATTTCCAGTTAAGGCACCAGAAGGTGCAATTGTTAGAAATGATCTTACAGCACTGGATCATTTGAACACATGGCTTGTCTATCAACGTGCATGGTGTGAACATAAGCCATCTATCACTGTTTCTGTAAAAGAAGAAGAGTGGATGGAAGTCGGTGCTTGGGTGTATAAGCATTTTGATGAGGTTTCTGGAATTTCTTTCCTTCCTCATTCAGATCATACATACAAGCAAGCTCCTTATCAAGAAGTTGATAAAGCAGAGTATGATGCACTTGTTGCAAGGATGCCAAAGAGCATTCGCTGGGAAGATTTATCTTTTTACGAAACAGAAGACGGAACTTCAACAAATGCTACGCTTGCATGTACTTCAGATGGCAATTGTGAAATAGTAGATATATCTGCCTAATATGGTAGAATTATAGTATTGGGGTAAATCCCCAAAATTCTGGGCACCCCGCCCAAAATGGAGATGATAAAATGGCTAAATTCAATAAGTTGGATTTAAACAAAGACGGAAAGGTAACAATGACAGAACAGATCTTAGCAGCACTTGGAACATATGCTCGTGCATTTCTTTCAGCAGCAATTGCTTTGTACATGACTGGCAATACAAACCCAAAGGACCTTCTTCTAGGTGGAGTAGCAGCAGTTGCACCAGTAATCCTTAAGGCCCTAAGCCCAAGTAACCAAGAGTTTGGTTTTAAGGCTCCAAAGTAAAATTTAATACGAATTAGGGATGCTCCTGTGCTAAAATAAGTACAGGAGTTTTCCTATTTTAGGAGATATTATGTCGGCGCAAAAGAATTTTGAGATTGATCAAAACACCACCTTTTCATTTATTGTTGAATATAAAGACAATAATGGAGCTCCTATAGCTTTAACCTCAGCATCAGCAAAAATGCAAGTTCGTGATACAAAAGGTGGGTCAAAATTAGCCTTTACTTTATCATCACCAACCAGCGGAATTGTAATAGATCAGCCAGCTGGAAAACTAACAGTAGTAATGACTGCAGCACAAACAAATAGTCTTTTCTATCCAAAATCTTCTTATGATATTATGGTAACAGATTCAAATGGAAATAGAACAAAGCTTCTTGAGGGATATATAACTCTAAGTAGATCGGTGACAATATGAGCGTAGATAAAGTAGTAGTAACGGAAATAAAAAATGATGTCGTTATATCCTCTCCTGGCCCACAAGGCCCAAGAGGAAAAACCATACTTAATGGAAACGGAGCCCCATCAAATTCACTAGGGCTCGAAGGTGACTTTTATTATGACAAGGTCACAACAAGATTTTATGGTCCAAAAGTAAATGATCTTACTTGGGAGAATGCTCCAAGCTACCTTTTAAGCACAGGAACTCTTACTTATACATGGAACATAAACCAAGTAACAGGACCAGTTTCTGGTGTATATCGCCTTGTTATAGTCCACAATCTAGGATATAACCCTAATGTGACTATTAAGAATAGCGCAGGGGACATATTAGAAACGGGAATAGACTATAATAGTATTAACCAAATTACACTGACGATGGCACAACCATTTTCAGGGACAGCGTACCTGTCCTAAAGGAGAAGAAAAATGTCAAGATTATTTGTCACGAACATTGACCTCAATAAAAATGAGTTGCTCAATGCAAGAATTCAGAATTTAAGTTCAGCACCATCAAACCCAGTACTAGGTCAGATTTACTATGACTCATTAACAAATGTAATGTACTACTACAATGGGCTTGCTTCTCCTAATGGCCCATGGATGCCAATGTCTGGATCTTCAGAGGTTATCCAAGATCTCATTGGTTCATCAGTTATTGGCGGAGTTGGTTTAACATCAACATACAGCGATTCTGCTGGAACACTAACAAGTGATCTTGATAATACAGCAGTAACAGCTGGCTCATATGGATCAACAACAAAGATTCCAACTTT